TGGCTGAAAATAGAAATAGAGAATAAAAAATGAGAAAATTGAAAAAATTGAAAAAAAGTGTGTACGAAAACTGAAAACACGTTACAATAATCTCGTAACAACCAACGGATGAACAATAATGATAGAGCAATTTGAATTAGATAACTTTGAACCAATCCTTATAAAGGGAATTGTATCTGATCCATCTGTATTATCGAATTTAACAACATTTTTATCTGAACCAAAGAGTTTATTCAAAGATAATGACTTTGTTCTGCTAGCTTCTTTTTATAAGTTCTTTTTTGATAAGAGAGAAAAATTACCATCTAAAGATGAACTAAATTTGTTTATATCTAAGCCTGAACGGTTAGAAGCCTGTAAGAGAGCTTTTAGTAAAATTAATTATATTGATTTTGATTCTTTAGATAAAGATCTTTTTTATAAGTCTGCAGAGCGCTTTATTAAAGAACGTGGAATTTGGAATACGATGATTTCAGTTGCCAGTCAAATGGAAAAAGGACTGGTTACTCCTTCAGATATTCTTGCACAATTTGAAAAGATCTGTACAATCTCACTAGATAATGAAAAGGGCTTAGACTTATACGAAGATATTGATCAAGTTATTAAATCATTAAAAGAAGATAAAAAGACGATTAGTACTGGTTATAAGTCTATCGATGATAATATTGATGGTGGATTTTATGCAGACGGCCGAGCCCTTTATATGTTCATGGCACCTCCTAATAAAGGTAAGTCATTATTCTTAGGTAATATTGCATGTAATATTGCAGATCAAGGTAAGACTGCTCTTGTTATTTCACTAGAAATGTCTGAGATTGCTTATGCTACTCGATTTTGCTCTCAACAAACGTCAATTCCATTTGCTCAACTTCATTTGAGAACTGACGAGATTGCCCCAGCTCTTAAAAATAAGGCTGGTAAAATTATTATTAAAGAATTTCCACCATCAACGATTACTGTTCCACAGTTAAAGGCTTGGATCAAACGACATATCATTGAACGTGGTATTAATATAGATGTAATTATTATTGACTATCTTAACTTATTTGACGGACCTGGATCTGGCTTATATGAAAAGATTAAAACAATTACAGAACAAGTAAGAGCTTTATCTTATTATTTTCATGTTCCTGTTTGTTCGGCTACTCAAGCAAATAGAACAGCTGATGGCAAGTCGATGGCTGGTTTAAATGCTGTATCGGAATCAATTGGTATCGCAGCTACTGCTGATGTTCTTTTAGAAATTTTCCAAAATGAAGAAGATTCTTTAACAAATTACTTTAGAGTTGGATTTTCCAAAAATCGATATGGTCCAGTAAACTTTTCGGTTGTAACAAAAATTGATTATGAAACATTAAAGATAGTTGACTTAAATGAAGAAGCAGATTATAAAACGACATTAGGTTCCTCAATAGAAGATTCCCTGAATCTATTATTAGAGGGTAAGTAAACGTAATGTGTTTAAATTCTGATAATATCACAATTGAAGATCAAGAACTTTATAGTTCATTTTTAAAAACAGCGACATTAGCATGTATCTTAACCGGTAAAAAATTAAATTTTCAAAATCTATTTGTACTATTATTTGAAAATAAAAAATTTAATAAGATTGCGAAAATTATAACCGAGTGTGATAAAGATATTGAAATGGCTTCTATGTTATTAAAAATTGATCCAAGTCTAGTTAAATCTAAAATCTTACGTAATTTTAAGATAAATGTCCAAGACGAATGACTTTGAATTAACAGATTTTCATAAAGAAATTTATAACACATATCTGAAACAGCTTGCTATCAAGCTTAAAAGGCCTTATTGTAAGAGAAAAGACTTTTCTAAGCTTCCAATAGAAACTATTGAAGCATTATTGAAACTAGATCTTTTCTTTAAGCGTAATCCGGAACTCGATATCGACCTATATTTCAAAGCCGGTATGGAGATGAGTCCAGCCACTGTAAGTGTGACAGATTACCTCAATAATACACGTATACTAAGATATTACAAGAATATTGTAAAATCGAGGTATAATGAGAATGTAGATTCTGATGGATCATTCAATGATTTTATACAAGGATTCAAGTTCATTACTGACTTTGCAAAATCAAACAATCTTCCATTAAATGAATACATTACTTGTGTAAATGACAATGGAATTCCATGGTGTTTAATCCATTTGAAACAACAGAAGATTTCAATGTATCATTTACATGCTTTTAACTTTTCAATCAGTAATTTTGCTGAAGAAATGTTAAATCTCTATCTCGAAGACTTCAAACAGAAGTTTTATGAGACTAGAAGACAATATTTTACCTCTGTACGTTTAAAACCCGTTGGAGATAAGATAATGTCTAAAATCAAACAAACCAAACAACAATAACAAAAATAACAAACCAAACAAAAATAACAAATTATGAATATTGATGACTTTTTCCGTGCTAGCTCTGATCTCTTCACGAAGCCAACTCAAAAGACTACTGCTCTTTATCAAGAAAAGTTAGTTCTTAAGGCTGGAAATGAATATGTAGTTCGTCTTCTTCCTTATCTTAAGGAAGGCCGTGAAGCAGCTATCAAGAAGTCTATCTATCCTTACTATACATATACCTGGCGATCTGTTGTCGACGGTCGTTGGCAGTATGTAAGTTCTCCTCGTACATGGGGCGAACGTTGTCCTATCTCTGATTGGTTCTTTGCTGTTCGTAAGACAAAGGATCCACTTGGCCTCGAAAAGCTTAAGGATCTTTCCTTCAAGGAAGGTGCATATTACAATGTATACGTTGTAGATGATCCTACTAACCCAGAAAATAATGGAAAGGTTAAGATTCTTCAAGCAAGTAAGCAAATTAATTCAGTTATTACTGAAGCTGCCTCTGATGATCCTAAGGTTCGTGAACGTTATCAAGAAGAACTTGATGTTGATAACATGCGCCAAGCAATGTTTGATCTATCCCCATCTGGTATTAACTTCTGCATTTCTGCTCAAGAACAAGGTGGCTTTATCAACTACAAGTCTTCTCGCTTTATTCGTCGCAAGCGCAACCTTGGACTTTCTCAAGAAGAGATTGATAACATCTATCAACAAGTATTTGACCTTTCAAAGATTGATCGAGTACGTACATCTGAAGAAGTTGAAAAGCTTTTCTGTGAAACATTCCTTGGTATGACTGAAAAGACAACTCAAACTGAAGAAGCACCAAAGCCTCGCGTTGTTACGTCAGCTGTTCAAGAAGAAAAGCCAGTTGTTCGTGAACGTAATGTTGAGCAAGAACGTTATTATGAACCAGATCGACGTCATGAAACTAAGCCTAGTACAAGTGATCCCGACGATATCTTAGGTGGTATCGATATTGACGATATTGAAAATTACTTGGCACAACAGGAAATTCAATAATATAATAAATGAGGGAGGCGGCAGCGCCTCCCTCTGAAAGTAGAACAACAAAGGAAAGGATAGATCATATGGCAGATTATAATAATCAAAATGACGAGAAAATTAATGCAATTGTCCGTCAAATGACACGAGCAAACCAATTAACTCAAGCTGGCAATCAAGCGGCTTCACCACTTTTAGCTGGTGTATTTGCTTCTTTGGCAAATGAAGTTCGAGATATCAATAGTCAATATAAGCAGCATGGAGCTGACGATACATTGTCTTCAACAGATCAACAAGCAATGTTACGTGCTCAGCAAATCAATAATCAACTTGCTTATCAACGTCGACAAGCCGCATATCGTGAACGACAAGTAAATCCTCAAGATTTAGCTGAATTGAATGCTTTATTTGCTAAAGCACGCCAATCTAAGAATACACAAAAGCCTCAGCCAGTATTTTATCCTGAAGAGGAAAGTGATGATGGCATGATTCAGATGGAACTACCTCTTCAATTTAATGATGAACGTTCAAATAGCGTTACGGTTAGATTAGAAGAAAATGATCGTAGCTTTATCCAAAGTCAAGTTAATCGAGTTACTGATCAACTAGGAAAAATTTATGATCTGTTAAAGACAGTTTTCAATGATTTTGCTCCTATTACTGATGATGAACCTACTCCATATATTATGGATGAAGAACCGGAACAAGCTGAAGAACTCGAATATCTTGAAGAAGCTGAACAAGAAGATGATGATCAACCTGAACTGCCATTTGATGAATCACTCTTAGATGAAAGTGAAGAAGATGAAGATCTATTCCTTGAATTTGACGAAGACGAAAAGCTACTGAAGACAACAAATAAGAATACCACCAATGAACTGTAATTTAACGATCCCAACTAGTCCTTTTAAGTTATTTTTAAAGAGTATTTCAAAGATTAATACTTCAATCATTATTACTGTTAAGGACTACAAAATGGAAGTTCTAACAGCTTCTGATGGTGGATCAATCATTCTTCTTTCAACTTTAGACTTACCACAGATTCCAGAGAATAATGTATCAGTAACATTGCCATTTATTGATATTACAAAATTAACCAAGTTGGCACAGTTTGCTACAGAGGATACATTTGTTCTAAAGGTTGAAGATAACGTTATTAAGTTTGATGGAAAGAATGTAAATCTAAAGCTTCATTTAGCCGAACAAAGTATTATTACAGTTCCTCCTCAAGTAACAGCTGAAAAGTTTAGATCCTTTCCAATTACCTTTACAACAGCTGTTTCTTCAGAGGCTTTAAGCCAAATTATTAAAGGAACAGAATTTATTAAATCTGCCTCTGGTGATGTTAAAGTATATTTTTATCTTGAAGATTCTAAACTATATGGTGAATTAACAGATTATACGTCTAGAGCTTCAGATTCTTTCAAGGTTTTACTTTCAGAAGAAACTTCTGGTAGCTTAACTGGTCGAGTACCTATTAAATTTGATAACTGGACATTGTTAGATCTTAAGAATGGTACAATTCGATTTGAAATCTCTGAAGTATCAAGAAAAACATTAAAAGCTAATATCCTTTTCATTCGTCAGATTAGTGATTATGTTGAAACTTCATACCTTATTCAACCTTTAAAGGACTAGTTCTATGGCAAATAAAATAACAACTCCCTCATATCTCATTAAACGACTAAGAGAAAGTGGATTTATTGTAATTAGATTATTCAATAAGTTTGCTTATACTGATTCTAGGAAATGGACTATCATGATTGATCCAGCTGGTGCAAGCATCATGTTGACATGTTATGAAAATTATCCTCAACCTGGAGATATTTCATTTGAATTTAATGATGGTGGTTCTCTTTGGCCTAAGAACTTTATTTTAAAGACTAGATCTGTCGAAGTTCTAACATTACAGCTCTTGGAAAAGGGAATATCAACATATTCAAAAGATAATCCATTTTATAAAGAAAGGATTAAAGAAGTTAATGAAAGAGGGTGATTGTTTTGCTATCGAACGAGGAAAATACACAGGAAAGTTTATTGTCTATGTAACAACATTTAACGGGTGTCATTATTTTTTAATGATGCCCGGAACTTTCCGAATTCTTCGAGTATGTGATACTGAGTTTAAATTAGCTCAAAAAAGTCCTGAGGTTGGTAGTATTCCTCCTATGGTAAACTATGTGGAGACAGTCCCAGCCACTGTGTTTGAAATATTAAAGGCACAATATAATGATATAGTGAATAAGCCAAGTAATTTGGTGACAGATTTATTTGGTACGAGAAAATAGTAACAAGAGAATAAAATGGATAATAAGGTTTTAATCATTGATGGAAATAATCTATTACATCGAGTATATTGGAGTTCTGAATATGTTCGAGGTATCTGGGCTTATCCAAAACCACAAAACTCTACTACATATCTTTTCTTGAATACCCTAAGATCTTATATTGAGCTATTCAAGCCAGTAAAGATTATCGTATGTTGGGACTTTAGAGAGAAGACTGTAGAAAATTATCGCAAGTTGATGGATGAAAACTATAAGGCTCAACGTGATGAAGAAAAAGCTAATAAAGTATATGAATGTATGCCTATTATTATGCAGCTTCTTGAAACGTTAGGTGTACCACAGATTAATCCAAAAGCTTTAGAAGCAGATGATATCATCTTTTATCTTTCTACAGTTAAATTCCCTAATCGTTCAATTGTAGTTACAACAGATACTGATATGTATCAGCTTGTTAGTGAAGAACTACCATTTAATGTTGTCTATAATCCAAAGCGAAAGCGAGAAATCACTCAGTTATTTTTACGAGAATATTATGGCGTAGACAATGGATTAGAGTTTATTATTCAAAAAGCTTTAAAAGGAGATAAATCTGATAATTTAAGTGGTATCAGAGGTATTAGAAGTACAAGAATTCGTGATATTATTAATGTACTTTCTAACGATTTTGATTTAGAATGTCTCGTGCCTTCTGGACTACTAAAAGAAGATGAATTAGAAAAGTTCAAACATAATCTCAAGATGATGAAGTTTGATCTGTCAATGATTTCACAAGAAGAACAAGATTGGTATGATGAATGCTTAGATAAACCACTAAATTCAAGTAAGGAAGATTTTACAGTTCTTATTAAGGACTTAGAATTTTGGAACATTTATAAGAAAATTGACTATTGGTACAGATTGTTTAATCCTGTAGATTTTACCGATGTTTTTGCCCAGTTTTTCGATATTCAATAATGCTGCAAAACCATTACCTAGAGAATATGTAATTCATAAGTTTTTTGAACTAGGATTCTTTGCTCAATATAATCCCGGCTCAAACAATTATTCATGTTCTTGTCCGATTTGCCGAGAAGGTGATACTGGTATTGGAAATATTAAGCGATGCTTTTATCTTCCGGACAAGGATATTATATATTGTCACCGTTGTGGAGCATCTATGAAGCCATTAAGGTGGATTAGTACTGTCTCTGGTGAATCTTATGAAGATATCTATCGAGAAATACAGGAAAATGACTACGATTATATTAGTTTAGATTTAGAAAACTCATTCAATCCTGAAACACTTGTTTTAAGCTCCCAAAATGAGCCACAGAACGCTTTACCACGTGAAGCAATAGATTTATCCTCCAAGCTACAAAAAGAGTTTTATGGCTCAAATATGAGCGTTAAACGAGTATTAGAGTACATTGAATCAAGAAGGCTAGATCAAGCTGTCAATAAGCCACAAAAATGGTTTACGACAATAAAAGATCCTGTACATTTTGGTCGATTAGTGTTACCATATTATGATGAAAATAACAAGATTACATTTTATCAATCACGAAATGTTTCAGACTCACAATCTATTAGATATCTCTCCCAAAAAGGCGGAATTAAGTCCGTTTTTAACTTAAACAATATTGATTATGGTCGGCAAAATTATTATGTTTTTGAGGGGCCTATTGATTCTTGTTTTGTTAAAAACGGCGTTGCTATTGGTGGCATCAATACTGGTGAGTCTAAGTTTTCTGGCATACAAGAAAAACAACTAGATAAGATTTTATTTTTAAATCGTATTTGGATCTTAGATTCTCAGCATTTAGATGAAGCAAGTAGAACTAAAACTGAAATACTACTAAATGAAGGTGAATCAGTCTTTCTTTGGCCTAAAACATTAGGTTTACAATATAAAGATTTTAATGAACTTTGTATTGATAAAAAGCTAAATGAGATAAATGAAAGTTTTATATTAGAAAATACTGTAACAGGCTTTAGTGGCCTGTTGAAATTAAAAAAATAACGTCTGCCATAAGACAGACGTTATAATAATAAAAACCATGAAAATACAACTACATAAAGACAATATTACTTATTGCGAAATAGCCTTTTGGCCAACAAATGACTTCAATGATTGACTTAATGAAGCAAGTTCTTGTGCGGAGTTAGCAAGCTTTCGAGAGTTAGCTGTTTGAACCTTAGCAAACAATGTACCAGGTTGAGCCTTAGCAAGAATAGATTGAAGAGAATCTTCACCAGTACCATTAAGGAATTCAACAAACTCATCAATTCGATTAGCCCAAGCTTCAATTACAGAAGCAATTTCTTGGTTTCGATGATCGATTTGTTGTTGAAGCTTACGGTCTGTTTCAGGGTCGATGAGATAATCTTCAGCAGATGTATCATCATCAAGAGAGTCACGGAAAGCAGCATCTTCCAATTCATTATTTTGGTGAGGTGCACCATCCAATCCTCCTTCAATGCTATCAGCTAAACCAGTATCAAGTTCAGATTCTAACATTAAGCCAAAAATTTCAGCGAAACGATTTTTCGTAGACATATAATCAATATTTATTAGAAATAAATAATATATCATGCCAGATGCAAAAGAGTTTTCAATCGGGCGAAGCCGTTCGCCATATAAGGTAGAAGTTGCTCCTTCATTCAAGTCAGATAACTCAGGAGAGCGAGAACAAGCTTTCAGAGCTATCAGAGGAGAACAAGAAGCAAGAAATACACAAAAGAAACAACTTATCGGTAACTTAGATACATTATCTAATGATTTTACCAGGATGTTTACAGTCTTTTCAGAAATTAGAACTAAACTTCGTGAAACAGAAAGAATGCCTTTCTTAAAGCGAAGACAAGTTCTAGTTTTGAAAACAATTATCAAGTTAGTTGATAAAATTAATTCAATTATTACGAATAAGATCATTCCATTGATCGATGAGCTAGGTAATTAATATAAGATGGTAATCGCATTATTGAGCATTATGGCAGTTGTAACTATGAGCGCTATTGCTTATGGTTACGTTATTTCGAATAAAGTTAAGAAAGAACAAGATAAGTTAAACGCTGAATATACACAGCATAAAACTGAACTAGAAGAACAAGAAAAATTGATTCAAGAAGCTGAAGAAGATTCAATTAATACAATCAAAGAAGAACTACTACAGATTGATAAGGATTTGACAAAGAGATACAGTGACATCCAAGCTATGAATACTGTTGTTTTTGAATGTCCTTGCAATCATAATACAATTGCTGCATTTATTGACTTATCAAAAGAAGAAAATACTTTTGTTTGTCCTGAATGTAAAAATGAATATCGAGTACAGATATCCATGATTCCAATCCTTAAAGGAAAAATTATTGATGAACATAATATGTATAACTTGTTAGCTGAAAAGATGCTATCAAGTCCATTTAAAAAAGTAGAAGACTAGTTTATGATGGTAAACCCAGAAGAATATGAAAAAAAACTTATCGAATTTGAAGGCCACGAACCAATGACAGTAGGCTGTGCAGCACGGTGGATGTTGCTTTTAGAAGCCTTAGATTTAATTGCTGAAGAAGAAGAAGAACGTGGTGAAGAAATTGATGATGAATTAATTGTAGATAAAGTACGAAGGCATAAAGCCATTACAAATTATATCGACGCAAGATATAGTGCAGGCTTAGCAGATTTAATTCACGAAAATAACCTATAAAATGTATAAAAGTTAAAGGCGGATCAATTATGATCCGCCTTTTTTATTACTTAATTTTAATGATTGGAACTAATGTCATATTATATGGTCTAGACTCTCGAGCAGTTAGATTTGAACTGCTCACAATCCCATAGAAATTAATAATATAACGAATGTAATAGCTATCGCCATTGTATTTTCTATGTCCTCGACCCTTGATCCACCAGTCATAAGAAAGGATTTTATTAGGCATATTACAATGGCTCTTCATTGCCTCGATATTACCGGAACAGTGCTG